AACTTTTGTGCGTTCAACATCCATGCTTTCTTCATGCGGTGTAGTCAACATGATGATGCGATTTGGATCCAAGAATAATAATTGTGCCAACTGTTTGATCTGTGGTTCGATTGCTGGATAACGGAATTCAACATCAATAGATGTCACCGAATCGTTACTGTGCTTTGGAAAGTCTGCTGGTTTGAGTTGAACTGGAGTAGTTTTTGTTTTACCCCAACTAACAATGTCAAACTGTTTGCATTTGTCTTCCAGTTGTTTAATCCAACCGGCGTCGACATCACCTACAATTTTGATACGATAATTGTAGGTTCTTTCGCTTTCTGCGAGGTATTGTTGAAAATTTTTCATATTTGTATCCCTAGTACTATATTTATACTTGTTTATTCTTTTGCTGATTTGAGTATTTCTAACAAGTCGTTGCGGCTCATTACTTTCCCTTCGGCGTGTTCCACCTCAGATTCGGTACCTTTAGCCTTTGCAGCGTCCTGATCCAGCTTTAATTTCTTCATTTGTAATTCAATAATCTTGAGCTTTTTTTGTAGTTTTGTTTGTTTTGCTGTTAGAGCATGACCTAACATGGTGCCAGCCACAGCAAATAATTCTGCGGCATATCGACTGTCAACATTAAATCCTAAGTCAGTTAAATTTTCAAAAGTTTCTGTGGCTTTTTTAGCAATATCATCTAACTCATCATCACTACTATTGAGATCTCTAACTGCTGGAAGTGCTTCATTAATTTTATCAATGGCATTATCTATTTCTACAATAGCAGTGCGAGTCTCGTTAATCGTTGGTATTTCTTTGCTAGGTTGTTCTTGCCCTTCAGATTGGTCGAACCCAAATAATTCTTCTAACTTTTTAGTCATACCATATTTACCGCATTAACGGGCGGGTTTATTTGTTTTTGCCGTTGCGAAAGATATCGTCTTCCGTTATTACTCTAAAAGTAAGGCCGTGAGCCTTAGCCCACTTTGCAGCCTGGTCCCATTTAGCGTAGTTAATTGCTACTTGGGCACGGTCACGCTGACTTTGGCGTTCTTCAATTAGACTTTGACTGCGTGGTTTTATTTCAATTAGCTCACCACGGAGTGTGTTGTTGGGTCCACGATAGGTAACAATAAAATCTGGAACATAGGTAGTCATCTTACCAGTTAAGGGATTACGATAAGGAATACGCACAGGCTCACTGGCCCACTGTTGAATGTGTTCATTGTTGTCGCAGAAATTCATAAAGGCCCATTCCCAGCTGGAACGATAACGAGGAAATCCCTTGCCTACGTATTTGGCACCATTTTTGACAGTGTAGGGACCAGATGCAAACTTGGCCATAAATTATGACCTTACGTTTCTAGCCACGTAATAGTTTGGAGTAACTGTTGCGTTAATTCCAAGCAAGGTTGCTGGACTACGAATATTGTTGAGATAATATGCAAGAGTTAGATTTATGTCGGCCTGATCCAAGCCCGCTATTTGTTGCAACAAATCCATAATAGGAATACCGCTTTGTTGACTGACTCGAAAAAGACTTACAGTAAAATTTCCAGCTGCTTCCTTGGTTCCGTAGATACTGCTAAAGAAACTGTAAACAGCATCGTATTCCAATGCAGGAACATCTACTTCATAAAAATAAAATCGATCAAAAATTCTAACAGTTTGATCAAGATTGGGATTGGCGTAATTTACTGAACCCATGATTAGTATCGTCCATTTCCTAAAGGTCCGCCAATTTGACCAATTGGTAATTGTGTGGCTGCTACGCGGGGTGGGGTTGGGAATATCATGCCATTGGCGGCGCCTAATGCTTGACGTGTATATCCTGGCAAACTGTATTGAGCAATTTGTGCCGCAGCAAGTTGTGCATCAGAATTAGCAATACTTCCAATACTCTTGCCTTTAAATGTGTTGTAAGTTGTGCCGGCTTTTTGTACAGCACCAATAACATTGTTTAAACCGCCTTGGCCAGATGCTAGTGCATTTAAATCTTCGACAACGCCAAACCCAGCATCAATAAGACCACCTTGGCCAAATACCGTCTGTGTCGACCCAGGGCGTGCCAATCCTGAACGTGTTAAATCGTAGTGTGCTGGATCTGCAAATCCTGGCACTGTAGCACTTGGAGTCTGTCCGCCAATTGAACCGGTATAATACTTAACTGTTTCATAACGAAGTTCTACGTTATTACTCATGGTGCCGGCGCCATCTGCATACGCATATTGATCGTGTTTCCAGCTAGAAATTACTGGGTTAATCAAAACATAACTAGCAAATTTCTTTTGGCTTAAGCCATAAATGCGGATGTCTTTGAAAAAAGGAGGCTTACCACTATAACTGCTTGTGCTGGTTTCCTGAGCGGTTCCATCACTGTAACTTTCACCAATATAACCCCAATCATTTACTTGACGACTGTTAGAGTAAGTATCTCGGGCATTGTATGTTCCGCCGTTGAATAAGGTATTTAAATTACCTATCTGCCCATTATAAGCTGGCACATTGTCGTAATTTTGACTTGGATCTTTGTAGTAGTAACTGTAATAGTTGTACCACATGTTACGAATCAAATCACCTTGATCATCGTGAAATACTAAATTGATTGGATTATATTCTATTTTGGTTTGAATTAATCTTTTGCGATTGTATTGATTTAATGTTTCTACGTTGATTGAATACCCAGGTAGGTCAATACTTTTAACCATCAAACTAATTGAGGCAATCTCTCCCGAGCCATAGGCTGCTTGAAGTTGTGGAATCTGTCCTGTGTTGATATTAAAGAAAACATGATAGAGGAACTTGTTACGAGGACTTAACTCGTAACCGTTCGATCTAAATGTATCAGAAGCGTGTTGGTAGTCTTTAAGGCCAGGGGCTTCAAAGAAGCCCTCTTGGAAACCTTGTAAAAAGCCCGACCCAAAATAGCCGTAACCGTTGTTGGCCATTGTATTAGCCTGTGGCTACGTCGCCGACTGTCCGTCCAACTGTTGCACCAACACCAGCACCGTTAGGTGTCTGTAGAGCATTATCGTAGCGGATAGTCATTGAGACTGTCATTGCTTCGTTTGTGCCGTAGTTAGCATCATTGTAGTTTACGCCTTGCAAGTAGCAACCATAAATTTCCCAGGTTTCTAAAGCGATAGGAGTATCTGTACCATTACCACCGTCAAGAACTTCAAACACAGTAGTGAACTTATAATCAATACCACTAGCAGCACTTGCTTGTTCCATGAAGTCTAATTGCTTCTGGAGTTGTTCGCCAACTAATTTACTTACGTTGCCACCAGCATCATCACGCAAATTACAAGTAATATCTGCCCAACTATGCTTACCAAGCAAACGAATTGTACTGTTGTAAATAGGAAGATCAATATTTTCAAAAGTTACATTAGGACGAGTAAAATCCACAACTTGTTTGGTTAATTCTGTTGTAGGTTGACTTACACCAAAATTCAAAAAAGTAACGCGAAAGCGATACTTTAACTTCGGCATTAACAAACCTTGTACAGAACTACTTTGATCACTTGCCAAAGGCACTGTCATTCTACTTAATGATGATACGGCCATTTTCTATTCTCCTATATGCTTTATTTATGGTATCTTAATCTCTGACTTAAACCGTTGTAATGTTAGCGATTCCGCCGGTATTAAGAATACGCACTGGAATGTAGATAAACTCAACAGCCTTAACTGGCTCAATAGCAATATCAACATAAAGTTCGTTACGATCGATTGTAGCAGGTGTGTTATTACTCAAATCGCAAACTACTAAGTAGTCATAGATACCACGTTTAGCAACAAGATCAATCATTAAACTGGTGCAAGCACTTTGAATCGAATCACGAGTAATTTGATCATTTGGCTCAAACAAGTATTGTTTAGCAATAGTAGCTAAACGTCCACGGATAAATGCTACCAAACGTGCTACGTTGATACGATCTAACGCACTGGTAATACTTGTTGTGGTCTTGTTACCAAAGTTTACAATACCGGCGCCTGGAACAAATGTAATTGGGTTAACACGATTTGTGTATAACACATCACGTAGGCCTTGATTTACACCTAGTGATGTAAAGTCACCAGTGATAAGATCAATATAACCAATTTGTGCTGCATTGTCAACGATACCTCGACGAACACCAGCAGGTGCCAACCATGGATAAGCAACTTCGTCGTTGCGGATAATTGTACGAATCATCATATGACTTGGGCAAGTTACTACCGCACTGCCAGATAAATCTGTTGTCTGACAACTTGGGTAGAATGCACCAGAGTATTGATCGCCGACTAACAAGCCATCAGCTGTGGCCAATCCTAAACCATTATTATTTGTAGCCCAGGTTACAATATCTTCAGGACTTAAACGCAATGGTGTATCGATTACCACAAATGCTGTATCACTACGCTCGTTGTTTAACGCAACCATGTTAGGTGCTAGTTCAGGGTATTGTGGGCAAGCAATTATGTTAAACTCATTTTGCTCTTCACGAACTTGAACGTTAGTATCAATACCAGCTTTGAGTGCCTGAACAATCAAGGCACGCTGAGCTTGACGCCCCATGTATGGACTACCGTCTGCACGATTACCACTGGCTGTTACCCAGGCATTAGTTACACTACCTGTGAAATCAGGATATGTCTGTGCGTTAAAGTAGTCAGCTTGGAAACTCTTAACATTAAATCCTGAACGGCGTGTGTTAAACAACAACATACCTTGTGGATATAATCCTGGATCAGGAGCATCTGGGTCTAGGTAATCACTAACCAACAAACTTGTAATTGTTGGGAGCGGATCTGTTATCGGATCTGTGTCACCATTGTCTGCCCAACGTGCATCGGCAAACAACACACCGTTACTTGTTGTTTGATTTGTATTATCAATTTGAACCCATTGTGGCACACCTTCAACGTTTGTCCAACGACTGATCAGTGGATAATTTTCTAAATCACTTGTGTCAATCCACAAATCACCGTACTGCAACGGACTCTGACTTTCGTCATTTTGTGTTGTTGGTGCGCTTGTACTAAAAATAGGACCGCTAGCATTGGTTAATGTTAGATTCATACCGCGAGTATCGTTAGTAACCATTTGATAGCCCATCCAAGCGCCATTATTTTGAATCATAATGTCGGAATTGTCTGTGGCAGCACTATAGTACCATAAACGTCCATCTGCAGGATCTTGATCTGGTGCTGTATCACTAGCTGTATAGGTAAAGGTTGGAGTAGAAACCCAATTACTCAATAGCAATGTACCTATCTCAATTCCTGAACGACAACCTCTAACAGATGTGGTGAAACCCGCAGTAGTGATCGGAGTTCCAGTGAGATTGTCTACTAGGATATCTCCACCTTGGCTATGTGTAAACACAATATTGCCGGC